CTAGCTAGAGCGTATACTTCATCTATAAGCCATCGATCGTCTTTTGACAACCAATCGGGGATTCTTTTTAATCTATTTGCCTTTTGGGCGGCTGTACATTTGGCAACAATGTGGGGATTTTTTTTGCGATACGAGCTTATGCTAGCTTGTATCTTTTCCTTATTCTCCAAATAATACCGTTTAGTGGCTTCTTTAATCTTACTGTAATGCTTAGCATACTGGCTGTTATTATGCTTTTTCACTCCTTCTGGGTTATTTTTACGCCATGTAGCAACTTTGTTAGCTCTACAAATAGTACATTCGCCGGTTTTAGTACGTCTAGGAGCTATGTGTTCGTATAGGCAGGCCTTACCAGTGAAGTATTTAGCTTCACCTTTATCCATAGCCGCTTTACGAGTTCTTTCCATTACGGTTTAACCTGCCCTATTCTGTACTGCCCGTCGCGGTACGCGTCACCACGCTCTAACCCGCTTCCAAGTCTGTTCAACTGCTGCAGAGCTTCTTGGAACTTGCTTTCGTAATATGATATCAGATCTTGTTCCTGTTTCATAAAAAGTGCCGCTTCACGCATAGCACCGTAGAACAACACAGGGTCGTAATTATTACCGAGCCAGCTTGTACCGGTGGAGTTAGATATACCGCTAACAGTCACTGTAAACCCAGTACCTGTAGGACCAAGCGCGGAACAGGTAAGGATGTCACCCACCACATAAAAATTCCCACCAAACTTAAGGCTCACTGAGGTGATTACCTGACCTGCAACGACAATATCGGCTGAAGCATTAGCCCCTGAACCCCCGCTAAGCGGCACGTTCTGATATACACCATTTGTATAAAGAGATCCGGCTGTAAATGCGCCTAGTGCGCTAATCTGGCCCTGTACTATAGTCGGTGGGTAGTAGAAATAATGCAGCTCTACAGAATAATTCTGGTCGGGAGTAGGTGCTAGGATGGCGCTTAAGTTGTTGATATTACCTGTTTGAGAACCGAACAATCCGTAGTACTTAGGGATTCCAGTCTGACTCGAATTTGGGTACGCCTCACGCAGATAATTTACATCCTTGTTGAGAAGGTAATAGTAATTACCCGTAGTATCCACAGCAGCCAAAGAATACGTAGATAGATAATCGCTAGGCAACGACAAGTACGGGTTTGAAGCCGTTACACTACCCATCGAATTTTTACGTAGCGCAGGGATCTGTACTGAATTATAGATACGGGTTTCCGCTTCCTGTATGAATACAGGAATATTAGCTACAAAAAGAGCTTCCGTATTTTCAGAATACGCCTGAATGCTGTTATAGATATTTTCGTAGTTCACGGCTTATGCCATCGGTCCTCGGCACTTCGTGCCCTTAGTAGCTGCACCGCCGCCACGCATCGTCGTTTCAGGGTTCTTGTTATCAGGAACATAGTTACCCTTACTGAGTCCACCTACGGAGATATTGAGCTCGGTCATGACCTTCGCGCCCGGAGTATAGTCTAGCGTTTCTGCAGGTTTATCCTTAGCCATATTAACCTCCTTGGTTCTTGGCACGAGCAAGGTTACGACCATACTTACGCATGGATTCGCCCGTTACTCCGCCCTTCTTCATACCTTTAAGAGCTTCCTTCTTAACAACCTTTTTAATCAGTTTCTTATCTTCTGCTACGTCGTCGTGCTTAGCCATAAGGCCTCCTAAGTCGTTTGTATAGTGACTGTACCTACTTCCCCTACAGCAATCAAGTAGTTAGGAGTAAGACCCATATCGTTTGCTCTTGATCCACCCACGGGGTTCCACCCCCATTGGATAACTCTGCTACCACCGCCCGGAAAACCAAGGCCTAATTCTGAAGTACCGCCAGTAATATTAATCTGTAATCCCGTGGTACCAGACATGTAATATTCAACGTCAGGCCTAGGATCCCGTACAGCCCAGAAATCTGTAACCGGGAACATACCAATCTGCAACTGCGGATGATCTTTTTCGTAGCACGTCTTACAAACCTTAATGTGCCATGGTTTAGTCTTGAGCGTCTGGGTGCGTAGTTCTCTGAGTTTGTATCTCTGACCACACCGATCGCACGCGGCGATCGAAAACTTACCAGACGCAAACTTACCAGACATTACCTGTAGTACCAGAGGCTACGCGGTACGAATCTATCTGTGGCCTTTTCGCGGTCTTCGTCAGCTGCAAGTTGGAACTGCTGCTCATAATTTGCCTTGAGCTCAGCTCTTCGACCGGGGTCCACACCTTCTAGCTTTTCACTCAAGTAATAGGCCATACCAGCCACCATAGGTGGGATCCAACGGAACGGGATATCCTGAGTAGTAGCGCCGTTACCAGCGTCTTGCATGCGTCGCATGCGGTAATACACGAATGTATACTGATCCCCCGGAGCATTAGGCGTAGGCCACAGATTCACACTAGGAAGCTGGTAATTAAATACCGAAGCACCGGATATATGCGCCGCCGCCGTTGTATTGGCCTGTCCTCGCCATGCGTTGAGGATCTGGTTACCCACTAAGTTCTGATACGCGATAATTTCGCTATCGATCTGCACAAAACCCGTAGTCGGTAAATTAGCCGCCGAGACAAGAGTCAGAGTGGTATCAGTAGAAGCAGCTGCCTGCGCCAAAGTAGTCTGCGGGATAGATGACAAATTACCAGTAGATCGATTAACCCACATCTGCAACGGCCTGCCGTACGCATTCTTGTTAGGGATAAACGCATAAGTAGACTCGGAGATCCGAGTCACGTTGATATCGATCTGGTTGACGATCTGCCCGTTATACTGGCGGGTTACCGCATCTAGAATATCCAGCGTATCCAAAGGGAGAGCATAGATAGACTGTCCTGTATTGAGTGGGATCTGGTCCTGTTCAATAGTCCAAAGGTTAATACCTCTGTTCAGCCACTCGATAGTTAGGATATTCATAGACCGTCTAGCGGTACGGAAGTCATAACCACTACGCATCTGCTTACCGACGCGCTCAAAACTTTCCTCAAACAATTCGTCGAGGTCTAGGTTAAAACTCGATGTACCGCTAGTAGCCATGAATTACTCCGCTACGGCATCAGCCTTCTTAGACTTCTTCGGTTCTGCATCTGCAACAACTTCTTCTACCGTTTCAACAGCCGGAAGAGTAAGAAACAGAGCGAACTTATCAAGAAGCTTTTCCTCATATCCGGAAGCCGCGTGGCCTTCAGCGCTGATAAAAGAAAGAATGTCCTGCTTAGAAATAGCCATTATTTAAATCCTTTGAGAGTTTTCGCCAAGCGTGCGCGTTGTCCCATTTTACCGGGTGCCTTAGCCGCCTTATCCAGCTTTTTAGCTGGGATCTTTTCACCTTCCTTTACACCCAAAGCACTCCTAAGAGCACCGGGCTTCTTGATTGCTCCGGCAATCCAACCACCTTTTTTGTACTCAGTAACCTCATTAGGGTTATCTTTCCGTTTGATGGTCTTCTTGCCGGGCATCTTGGAGGGTGCAATATCACCCATACCGCGACTGGGACGCATTAGACTTTACCGCCTTTACACATCTTAGCCACTTTGTCCATTTCGTGCTCATACCCTGCAGCATGCTTCTTGAAATGTTCCTTGTGGTGTACGTGGCCACCGTGGCTGTGCTTAGCAATAAAATCGTCGTGACGAACCATATCCGGGCCAGAAATAGGTTCCATTGCTTCTTTAACTACTTTAGCCATGATTGCACCTACTTCTTCTTGGTCATGCCGCCGCTGCACATCTTATTGCCGGCCATAGTAACTTGCTTACCCTTGGTCTTACCACGTTCAGCAATACCATCGCGGCTAGGAGCTGCGGTCTTAACTTTGCTCATAGGTTCAGAGAGTTTACCTTTATCTTTAGCCATAACACTTCCACCTTTATTAAAAAGAGCCATATCCCCATGGCGGGTTTTAGGCTTATTGATTTTCTGCCGGTCAGGACGACTGGCTCCTAAACTACGCATCATCTTCACCATTCAACAACGTCTGCACAGTCTTAGTCTCGTAAATGCGTATTGCAGTCCACACTATAGAAAACAAGGCCGCTACAGCGGGTAACGCGTCCATTAGAGTACCTACTACCGTCGCAAAGGATAATGCGTCAATTATATGCTTTACGACTTCATTAATGTGTTCGTATGGGTCGCTCATTTGCAGTTCCATGCCCGTAAGGACTTGTTTATACGACTATTTGGATCCTTAGCCGTCTTTGACGAAGTGTTCTCACGCTTCATGCCTTCCATTCTGGCGCAGAACGATTTACGCCTAGCAGCGTCCTTGTCCGTTTTCGGGTGTGGGGCCGGAGGTTTAAGATCCATACCCTGTTTCTTTGCAGAAGCGCGACCCTTGGCGTTCAAGCCTCCTTTAGGGTTTTTTCCTTCTGCGCGTTGCCAAGCGGGTGATTTAGCCATAGCAAATACTAATCGCACTTAAGTTAGTGCTAGACAAATAAATACCGTTTTGCGCAAGGATTCCTTCTCCGGGTATGAGAATCTGGAATGGTTGAACTGCTGTAGAAAATTTGAACTGGAACAGAATGTTCCCAGAAGCGGCGCTAGCATTATCGTAGAGAGTAAAAGTACCTGCGGTACCGTTACCGAGAAATACAACCTGCTTCAGCCTAGATCTACCAACGTACAAAGACCCCGTAGCTGCGGTCGTATACGCCGAATTGACATCATATTGCATTGTCATGACTTATCTCCTTTAGCAAGGTAAAGGGGGTCCGAAGACCCCCCACTCGAATTAGTCGAGGTTACCGTAGGGGTAAGTCGTGGTGTTACCGAGATTGGTATCAGGCTGTACATACTGAACAGTTACAGCGAACTTACCTGCATTTACAGAAGTAAGAGAAGAAACCGTCAGCGCCAGAGTCACAACTACCTGTGAGAAGAAAGCAGGTTCAGTAACATTCGGCCAGTTAACATTCTGCACGTCAGCCAGAGTAGATTCAGCACTAACATACTGCGTAGCAGAGAACGTAGCAGCGGTACGTCCAATAGTGCCACCCGTAATAGCAGCTGAAGTCGCATATACACCAGCAGAAGTAGCGAAGTTATTGGAGATGTAAGGCTGAATCGTCGTTACAGCATGAGTGCCGTCAGTAGGCTGAACAATCTGGTCAATGTAGATATTGCTGATGTTAGCTCCTACTGGGAGGTAGAAAACCACACCGCGGTAGTTAGTACCAGATGCGTCAGCAGTTGGAGCTGAGATAGTCGGAGAAGCCGAAGAGATTCCAGACTGCGGTACATAGATAGTAGCATTGGTGTTCGGGATGTCATTAGCCCAAACAAACTGACCTGAAGCTCCACCGTAGTTGGCTGAGCCGCTATTAGCTACAGAAAAATCAAGTACTGCAGCCTGCTGAAGTACGGTATAACCAACGTCACGTTGGGGTCCAAACCGGTTATCACCTGAAAGAATTGGACCTGTAAAAGTACTACGTCCCATTTATGTATCCTCATGCAAAAGCCCTATACCGATCGTTGCATCGTCTGCTGGGTCAGTGGTGGTATAGGAAAAAACCCCAGATGTAGGTTCCTTATAAGTTATTTATAGGGTGGTGTCAATCTCTTTAGATGATTCTCCCTTAAGCCGTATTCCACCCCCGATCGAGGTGAGAATTGCACCGACTCCTGCACCGACTTCAAGGGGTGCGGCTCCGACAAAAATAGCCACGCCAACCAACCCAACACCGATAAAACCAAGTATACGGATAGCACAATATGTTTCATTGTTCTGCTCCGTTAGTAAATCTTTAACGATTTTCATTTGTTTCTAGACTCCATCATTTTGCCCCGTTCTTCGGGATTTTGCCATGCTTTTAGCATCTGTTGCCTTTTCGATTCTGCACGTTGTTCTGCTCCGCATTGTGGGCACCCGCGGCCTTTACGGAACTGCGCTGAATATTGAGAGAATACACCATGGTTAGGGCAAATACAGCCTTCTATACGCACTAGAGCCCCGGAATACACTGCATTGGAGAAGTCGTACCGGTTACGTATTTCTTCGGGGAACTTGGCTAGGACGGATTGGAAATCTGCGGGTTGTTGTTCTACCGCGTTTCTACGCATGTTTTCTTGTGCTCGCGCTAACCCATCCGGAGTGAATGTTCTTGGGCCTTTAGGCACCCCACGTTGCGTGTCACCGATTTTCTTGCGAGTTTCTTCTGATATGGTTTTTCCGTAGCGGTAGTGATCTGGTCCAGTAGTTTTCCCTACTCTGGCTTCACTTAATTTTTTTCTATCTTCTTCAGACCATTCTGCTCCCGTCCTAGGATGCGGGTTCTGAGAATAGTAATCACGCATTGTTTGTGCGTGTTTAGCTCGAAGTTCTGGACTAGCATTGCGCATAGGAGCATTGGCGTGTGGTGATACGTTATAGCAATACTCTTTACCGTAGTGTTCGTCTAACCACTTCTGTTCAGCTGGAAACAACTCATCCTTGGTTCCGTACTGCTCAATCACTTCGAATTTAAAGCAGTCTTCTCCATACTTTATCCATGCACGTTGTAAAGCTACGCATACATGAACTCCTGATCGAAGATCTTTACGGTGTGCCCAGAACCGTTTACGTGAATCTACCGAGCTCCCAACATAGAACTTACCGTTGACGACGTTTCGAATTTTGTAAATGACGTTTTTCATGTGTACCTCCTTTGATGTTAGGTATTAAACCCAAGAAGAAACGGTGTGTCAACAGACAAAAAGAAAGGGACCCGAAGGTCCCTTCCTCAACAACCTAAGTTATTGATTTTACTTAGTAAGCTCCGGGTGAACCGAAGATTCCCAGCGGATCGGACCACCCGAATGAGTATCGCTCACGAGCCTTGTAACGAACGTTACCAGTATCGAAGTCACCGTCCATAGACTTCTGCAGCGCAATACGCTCGAAGTGCTTAAGACCGTTCGGTACATCAGTGGTCAGGAACCATGCGTTCGGGTCAGTCAGGAAGTGGTTAATGGTATAACCTTCCGGAACAACACCGTTGTTCTTGATCGCATTGATGTCGTTGTTGTTGGTACCAACGCGGAGCTCGGTTTCGAGCAGGCGAGTAGCAACGAACTGAAGTGACGGAGGAACGATAAGCTTCTTAGGCTTAGCAGCGATCAACATCGAGCGTTCGTCGGTCCAAGCTGCGATCTGAATTACTGCCGCTTCAAGAGAGGTTTCATTCAAGTCAGCCGGGGTAGACGGCGTGTTGCTGTTTAAGCCACCACTAACAAGCGGGTGAGCAGAAGAGAACAGAGAGACGCCATCACCACCAACGTAGGTAGCATTGAAGCCGTTGTTCAGAACCGCAGCAGCCTTAACCTGCTTCGTGTAAGCCATAGCACGAGCCAGAGCCTTCGTATAACGTGCAGACAGTGAGTCATACAGGTTATCTTCGATAGCTTCTTCAGTGATGGAGAAGCCAAGAGCAATGGTTTCGTGGTTGTAGCGAGCAGTCCATGCTTCCTGTGCATTGTCGTACGAGATCGCTTGACCTTCGTTTTTGACCGGTGCAGCTGAGAAGCCAGACAGCTTGGTTTCTTCTTCGAAAGAACGTTCAGAACTCTCAGTTTCGTAGATTTCCTTGTGTTCTTCACCATAACGAGCGTACTCAAGACCGAACAGAGCGTTCAGACCGGGGAGGAGCTCCTTAAGAAGTTGGGCGCGTGAAATAGCCATTTAAGTAATCCTCCTTATACGCCAGCAGCGTTAGTGTAGCTATGGAAGCCCTGATTCCAGACAACCTTAGCTTCAGGATACCCAATGAAGGTAACAGCCGTGCCGCTAGCCAGCGTAATAGCAGAAGAGACCGTAACGGTCGTGCCATTGACGTTAGTAACAGTAATGAAGTTACCAGCAAGTGAACCCGTGCCGGTCGGTGCAATCAGCTGCATACCAGCCTGAATAGCAGTGTTAGCTGCAGTCAGGGTAACCGTGGTGCTAGAGCCAGAGGTGCTAGCGACAGCTGCAACAGATACCGCAGTATCAGGAACGAGCTGAACAACACGGAACGGAAGAGCCGTGGTGAAACGAGTGTTACCGTTGCTACCTGAAGAGATAACGCCACCA